AACGAATCTCGTGCTTGTATCGTCAGATATTAATCCGACGACCAAGCGCGCCACCGCGATCTACGCCATCTCTGACGCGGATCCCGGATACCCCGTTACCCTCACAGTCGTGTCCGATCCTCTGGGACCAGGAACGAAGGAACGCTATGCGTCCCTCGCTCTTCGGACCTGGATTACTCGGACCTCCGACGTCACGGACATCACGGAACATTGGCCTCTTCAGGCCAATATCTCGTTTGTCGTGAGTGGGGACGCGCCTTTAAGCCTTGCGATGCTGGAAGATTTGTTTGAAGCTATTTATAGCTACACATATCTTAGCGTCGCTGCAGGCGTAAAGGACACCACTTGGCTTGCAAAGCTCCTAGTAGGAGCACCGCAGATCAAGTGAAAGCGCAGGAGGTTACTGTTGTAACCTCGGACGGTCATCGTCGATTTATCATCGACGATGACTTTTGCGCTGCGTCTGGTGTGTTGACTGTGAATAGAGAGACCGTTAAGGTCTTCATCTGCGCATGGTTAACTCTCCTCTCGGATAGCCCACTCGACCCTGAGCACGGACCTAAGCCAAAGAAGCTCTTTCGAACCTTTTTGGAAGAAATTAGGACTAGTGGATTTAAAGCCACTGTGCTCAGGTATTCAGACTTGGCACACAAGTTAGCCTCATCGGCTTTCTTGTATGGCACCTCATCTTTTAATGATGAGTTTATCGGTGCCTTTAAAGAGACTCCAGTTTTTATGGAGTATCACCGATATTTCAAGTCTGAAGATCCATCTCTCTTTCAGTATCTTTATACGTTCTTAACTTTTGGAAAAATGTTACCGTATATTGACGCCGAATTTGAGAAGACCGCCTTTCGCGGTTGGCTGGATCTCGAAAATGAGTTATCTACGTGGTCTTATGAGGAAGTTGATCTTCTTATCCTTAATAGGATCTTGAAGGTTTTGCTTCCGCCTCTTTCTCTTGATGGCTTCTACCCAAAGTTTGGGCCGAAGTCCGTCAGCGAGCGAGGGGTTAGAACTCGTATTGAAAAGGTTGAAGCCTTCAAATACGATCCCATCATAGATCACTTCATCCTTGGTGGTTTGTTAGGCCACTTTGGGTTCGGTGAGGACCACGGTCTGACTCCGGCGCGGGCAATTCCAAATTTGCCTGCATGGGGAAAGAAAGAGGAAACTAGCTCTCGGACTGCCCGTTTACGCTTTGTGCCCAAAGACCTTAAGACAGCTAGGTCCATATGTATGGAACCTAATGTTTTAATGTTCTTTCAGCAGGGCGTATGGGACAGAATCGAAGATACCCTAACCCGAACCCCCTTCAAGAGGTGGATAAGGTTTCGCAATCAAAAGTATAACAAAGATCTGGCTACCTTTGGTAGCGCGACGGGAGAAATCGATACTATCGATCTATCCTCCGCATCGGATTCTGTTACGCTTACACTGG